GAACTGGTCGTTAAACTCGCGGATATTGTCCGGGGTAACGCCATACTGGTCAATCTCGGCGGATGCGCTCGGGCGGTTGGCCTTGTCAAAAACTCCCTTGCCGACTAGGAATGCAGCCAGGGCCGGGACCGCGTAGGCTGCCGCCGTGGCGAGTGCCGGTGTTCCGGTTGCTGCTGCCGTGGGCGCGGCTGATAATGCCGGGGCGGCCGGGGCACTTCCTGCGAGGTATGCTGATTCTGCCGCTGCGAGTGATGCCGATGGACCGCCCACGCTTGCGGCGACCGTGGCAGCAACTTTCGGAGCTACCGTGAGTCCGATTTTCGCCCCGAGTGCGTTCATGCCGGCCGTGAATGCACCTTTTTCCACGATACCGAGCATTACCGCGCCCTGATACGCGGACAGGCCACCGAGGCCAAGTTGCAGCGCACCGGTGCCGATATTGCCTTTTTTGATGTTCTGGGCACCGGAGTACATGCCATATGCCCCGCCTGCTACCGCCAATCCGCCGCCGACCTTGCCCCATCCGGAAGCTGTCCCGGCCACGTTCTCGTTGCCTGAAAAACTGCCATAACCGCCGCCGAACCCGGCCGCCCGGCCCATCCCTCCGACGAATCCGCCCCATGCGGTTGTCGTGGCGTCATTGTCAATCATGGCAAGGAATGCGTCCTTGATACCGCTCATGATGATCGCGGCCAGCATCTCAGCCAACATCCGTTTGAAGATGTCGAGAATCGAGTCCATCGAAAAATCAAACTCGTAGATCATCGTCGCCAGGGACGATTGCACACTGGCGAAGGCGTTCGACCACTCGGAAACGATTACTGATGTTGTGCCGAGGGTTTTCTCTTCTATCTTATCGTTCGCTTTTCCGGCATTCTCGGCATTTACCTGCCATGAATCCTTGAATTGCTGCTGCTGGCGATTCTGGAAAGCCTTCCATCCCTTAAGGTAGTCGTCTTCGTCTTTGGCCCGCTTCTTGAGCTCGGCCTGATATTGCTGTGTGACCAGTTTTGCCAGTTTGATATCATCGCCGGCAATCTTCAGGTTTTCGGCGTAGCGCTTTTTGAGCTCATAGATTTCCTGCTCGGTGCGGGTCATGCCCTCTTTTGCTAAGGCGTCGGTAACTTCTTCTTCGAGGCGCTTGCGGTCGTCTTGCAGCCCTTCGGCAATCCTCTTTTGGTCGTCCGCCGACTGCTGTGCCTTTGACAGTATTTTATCTTCATTGGCCCAGTATTCTTTTGCCCGTTCATCTTCCGCCTTAGATATGGCCTCAGCAGCACCAACCGCCATATCCTCAAGAACAACGAACGTGTCGGTGTATTTTCTCGCGTTATCGATGCTTGCCAAAAATACAGGGTCAGAGGCCTGTTTTATCCCTTCAAGAGACTTTTTGAGAGACTCTACTGCGGATTCACCATCCTGAACCTTTTTTGTATACTCGGCAATCGTTGTCGGCGAAGTTAAAAAACTGTTCTGGTAACTTTCAAGAAGCGTCTTGTTGTGGGATAATAGCTGCTCCTCTTCCTTGAGCTGCTCGGTTATACCTGATACGCTTTTTGGGTTGCCGATAGCGTCGGCATAAAAAGAAATGGCGGTGGTTACTGCGTTGATTGCAGCAACAGCGGCCTTGTTGTCATAGAGGTTGTTCTTGAATTCCGTCCACGCCTGAGACAACCTGTTGACGGCGGCAATGCCAGATTCAAGCGCGGCGGTTTGCGCGGCTTCGCCATACATCTTGTGAAGTTCGGCTGACATTTTGGGCAGAAGGTCAGACGCAAGAACCTCGCCCTGCTCGATCATCTTCATCAGGGCTTTTTGCGTGACACCCATAGCAGATGCAGCAATTTTCATAGCGCCAGGGAGCGAGTCTCCAAGCTGCCCCTTTAGCTCTTCCATTTGGACAGTGCCTTTCGCGGCCATCTGTCCAAATGCTTTCAGTGACAATTCTACTCTTTCTGTTGATAAACCAAGGACGGCCGCAGCTTCGGACATCGATGCAAACAGATCGCGGGTTTTTTTACCCTCAAGAACAGTTCCCTGTGTGGACGCCGTGAGTTGCCGGTATGAATCCGCCAAGGCAAACATATTTTGCCCGGTTCTCCCGGCTGTCTCGTCAAGGAATTCAAACTCGGAAATCATCGATTCAGTGCTGCCGGTGATCGCCACAAAAGACCGCTGAAGGGAATCTACCCTTACGCCTGTATCAAAAATCGACTTGCCAAACTCTAAGACCGTGCTGGCAGAGAAATAAGCAAGAGCCCCTCTGATCATACCCCCCATGACGCTGAAGGATTGGCCGGTTTTGTTGACCTCAGCCGAAACTTTTGAGATTTGCGCGGAAGACAGGCCGAACTGATGGCCCATCTGGCTTATTTCGGAGTTTGAGAGACCAGCGGCCCTGGCCAAGCTCTTTAGGGCGTTCTCTTGGGATTTGGCGGCCTGGGTCTGAAGGAGTTTTGACTGAAGTTTTCCGAACTGGGCTTCCGTTACGCCGGTTACGCGCTGGAGGTCTTTGAGGTCGACGCCGAGCTTTCCGAAGGTGTCACCGGTGACTTTTGATGCCCTGGAAAGCGTGCCAAGATTTTCAATCAGCTTTTTCGTGCCGCCGCTGACTTGCCCGGGAGATAGAGCGTTATTGAGGGCATTGGACATGCCCTTCGCGCTGTCGGTGACGATCTGCTTCGCCGCCCGCATGTCCTTCGCGAGCTGCGTGGAGTCGCCTGATATTTCGACATATACGCCGGGGATTTTCATCTGCTATCTCGTGCCCTGATTGTTTTCAATGCGGCCCGCTCCATCACCTGAAATCCCCAGAAAACTTCATCCTCGTCGTCGGGCTTGACCTTGCACGACCTCATCACCCGGTCGAGCGGCACATAATTGATTCCCACTGGCCCGGTCGGTCCCATGATCCACTGAGTGATCATCCCGGCGAAAACCTCTACCGTCTGGAGATTGTCCGGGTAGATGCCGTCGTAATTCCGAAACTCCTCTGCCTCTGCGATGAGATCGACCGGCAGGCCAAATCTTGACGATTCCTCTTCAACTGAGCGGCCGCCACCCACCAATTCTGCGGCGGCCGCTTCTAGTTTTTTACACGGCTCTCAAAAAGCAAAGATCGATACGCCTTGCCGATATCTCCGCCTGCAGCCGGATAGTTGTCGAGAATCAGCTTCAGGTTTTCCTTGTTGAAAGGGAATGGTCCGTCAAATCCATCCCAATCAAGAATGAGCTCCATCAAGGTGTCCAGGTCTGTGGAGTTTTCCTTGATTTTCTTGGCGAACCAGGCAACAGCCTCGTCTCTAGGCATATATTTGAACGTCATCGACAACAGTTCCGGTTTCTTTTTCCCCGGAACTGTGATTTCGACATCAGCCGTAAACTTCGGGTCTGGTGTAATTTTCAGCATTCAGTCACCGATTAGGATGCGTAATAGGTTGGGGTTCCGTTCATGGTAATTACGGCGCCAGAGGTAACGAGGTTCTGTGCGGACCCACCAGGGAGGCCGACAAATCCAACGTAGCCAGCGAAATAGATCACCTTTCCGCCCGTTCCGAAGGTGAATTTGAATACCCTCTTACCCTGGTTGTCTGAAGCCGCCTTCATGGCGATCTGGCCGGCGTCGGTGCTGTCCCAGATGTGATCCATGGCGAAGGAAATTGCCGACGGAAGGCCCGGAATCTGGCTCTTCGAAGATGCGTGGATGGTGGTCGTGTCGATGAAGTCGAACTCGCCGCCGGATACCGAGATGGAGGTTGCGGAGGTAATGGAATTGCCGAGCGTGACTTTTTCCGCGCCGCCGCTGGTGAACGTGTCAAACAGGGTCGTGTCGACGCCTTCCAATTCGAAAGTATCGTTTGTTTTGTTGTCGACCCTGACGACCTTCTGATCGAGCTGGTGCATGCCGACGATGGTCAGCAGCAGGATGTCGCCGTCAGCGAAACCATGGGCCACGCTGGTGACTACACCGGGGCTTGCCTTGGTGATTGCGGAGATTGCCACGGATGCAGCCAGAGCGCTCTGCATTGCGACTGCCACGTTTTTCCATACGATGGGAGTTGCCATTGTAAGACCTCATAGATTGATGCGTTAATCCATGAGGCCGGGAAATCCTGGCGTGATGGCAAGCCGTTTTGGCCGTGTCCGGGGAGAGGGCAAAAACAGCGCTATTTGCTTTTTTCTTTCAATAATTGCTCTGCGAGGGCAAGAAAGTGCTTCGCCGCCCGGATTAAAAGCCTGATTACATCTTCTGCTGTGATCATAATTTTTTCAGATTCAGCCTGTATTCGATGACATACCGATATATGTCATCCATGATCAGCGGTTGCGCCTGGTCCCTGTCCATCGGTCCCACTTGCTGGTAGCCGGATATCGCGGGCAGGGTGCTTCTGTCGTAAAGGGCAAAAACAAGCTCGGAAATGTCGTGCATTGTCGTCGCATTACTGGCGAAGACGCTTATTTCGATCAGCACATCGATGAAGATGTGGTTCAACATATACGTCGGTGTTTCGGCGATTATCGAGGCCACTATATATGGCATCGGGGTTGTTATCGGGGCCTGAATCGGGTAAAACCTGCCGGCAACTGCTGTCGACATGGCCGACCCGGCGGTCTTGGTGTAAAGAGCCTCAAAAACCGCTTTCATCGGAAAACCTCAACTGCCCGGCGGATGCCCTTCTCGGCTGCCGGCCGCATGAATGGCCTAGCTGAAACGCGCTCGCCGGTCGGATGACCCCACAACATTTTCACGTGGCCGTATTCGATACTTGCCGCCTGATACCATGAGCCGTCGCCTTTTTTACCCCTGGCCTCGATTATGTAGCCTCCGCCTAGCGCCTCGCTGGATTTGTACATTTTGATGCTTCGGCGAAGGGTTCCAGACCTGTCGATAAATGCGGCCGTGGTTTTTGCCTCATTGAAAACGATGTAAGCAACCGCTTCGCAGTTTTCGTCGATGACCTTGCGAATCTGATCAAGCGCATCATCAAAACCTGAGAGGTCAACTGTTGCTGTTGCGTTGATTCTCATATCACCTCGACCGTGGATATTTCTATCTCGCGGTTCATCTCGTTGATATTCGCAACATGGACGATTTCAAACACCCTCGATCCAAATCTCAACCGCATGGCCTGTGTGATGTCGGTCCGGTATGCGGTATAAAACCTCGTCGGCACTCTGCCGGTTTCGCGCCGGGACTCTTCAGCCTCGCGCCCTTTTCCGGGCACGACCTTGCACCATGCTTTTCGGGTTAAAGCTGTCCACGTTTCAATCTCTTCGCCCATTGATCCCCGCACCGTGCCTTTCCGCTCGGCTGTGACGATATGCCGACGCTGGCCGACGCTCATGGTTTTTCAGCCCTTAAAACACCCACATCCATACCATCTTCCAGTATCGCAAACTGAACACCGGCAACCCCAGATCTTTTTATCAGGGCGTCAAGTTGATCTTTGACCATGCCTATTGCCTTTGGCGATAACCTGGCTTTCATCTTTATAAAAACGATATCTCCAGACTGGAAATTGATGACCTTCAGGCCGTCAATCCATTCAACGTCGTTCAAAATTCCCACCTCCGAAAGCCAGACAAGAGAGAATCAACCCCGAGCGGCAACAGTGCCACACCCGACCCGCTGAGGTTGGATGATAAGGTCGCTTCAGGGTTCGCGTGGAGATGGCCGATGGTCAATAACATAGCCTGCCTGATACTGGCCGGGACCGTGCCGGCAGTCGCCCCGTATCCACAGACAAAACGGATTGTGATGACGCTTTCGTCCCTTGTTTCTGGCCATTCACACTCGTAATTCAGCTTGATTCTGTGCCCAAAAAGGTCAGCCGTGAAATCCGTAAAGCTCGCCGCATTGCCGTCGGCGTTAAGAAACGATATCGACGTGACCGATTGCAGCGGCGGATATGGCAGGGAAATTTCCTTCCCGGCTGGAAATTCATCAATCACCGCATCCCATGTCTGCGTAATCAGGGCCCGCCTCGTCACCGTCTCGACATACTCCCGGGCCGCCACGATGAGTGCCGTGATTTTCGCATCCTCATCGGCATAGGTCGCCGCATCCGCATCCGTGATCGCGAGGCGAAGGTGCTTTTTCGCCTCGGTCAGGGATATCGGCTCGATTGCCGGCGGAGTGACGATACGGGTCAACATTACTGGGCCAGCCTCACGCCATAGACATGTCCTGCTGCCGTGCCGGTGTTGCCAGCCTCCTGGACGCTGGTCGAGACTTTCAGCATCAGTCTGCAACCAGGCGTCAATGTCGTGCCGGTGATAGTAAATGCTTTCTCTGCGATGGTCAGCGCGATGGCCTGTGCTGCCGTGGCGCAAATATCAGCCGCTGCCGTGCCGGTGTCTCCCTGCAGGGTCGCTACAAGATCGACCGTCGCCGTAATGGTGGTGCCGCCAGACGCTGAGTACCCAGATCCAATGTAGGCTGTGATATCGGTGCCAGCCTCGTAGGTGTCAGGCAGGATAAATTCAAACAGTGCATGGCTGGCTTTTGTGTTGTTCTGCGCGTTTGCGCCAGTGAGATCGGGCGCGTTGTTGTTGTTCAGCGCCGCAATAAAATCAGTGGCCGCTGCCGCAGATGCCGCAATTGCTGTGCCGGCTACATTCTTGGCTAAAAACAACGGAAATCGCAGATTGAGCGGTTTGTTCACCACTCCACCGGATTGAACCGTAATTTTTCCGCCGGGCGCGACTACCATCTCGTCGCCGCCAGGGCTTTTGTATACTTTCGGTAAGTAGCTCATTTTCTACCGTCCTTTATTCAGTGGGGCCGTCGAGTGGAGCGCCTTTGACTACGGTCATCGACATCGGCATTGATACGGTGCCGGTCTCGGTCCAGGTAAGTTTCACAAAGCGCTTGCCGCCGACATAACCGAATCGATAGAGGGTGTTGTCCTCGTCGGTGGAGTCGATGGTTAGGACCACGCCGTTTGCCGGAGTTACGCCAAGAACATCGGCGGCGGCGACATTGGCATACGTTCCGGCTGCGCCAGAGCCGTTATCGTCGGCATGGGTCAGGGTGAAAACAAGGTTATGGCTTGCGCCAAGGCCGGTTCCGGCGTCCACCCCGGCGTCGATCAGGAATTCAGCGGAATTGAACCCGGCAAGGTCGATATCGCCGCTGTTGCCGGTTGCCGAAACAACCACAGCATGCAGGATGGAAACGGGCTTGATGTTGCTATGCAGGTCTTTCATTTTGCACCTCTTGATTATTAAGAGGCCGGATGACCGGC